GAAGTTTGGCGTACTGCTCGCCACAGATGCGGCACTTGCCGATGCGCTTGGCGGTCATGGCGGCGAAGGTCATGAGAACACCAGCCCTTGCTGACTAGTGCGCTCAAGCTGCAGCGGCTCATACGCTGGATTCAGTTCGCAGCCGATGTATTGCCGACCAAGCGCAAGTGCCACCTCGCCGGTTGTCCCGCTGCCGAAAAACGGATCTAGAACAATGTCGCCCGGCCTGCTGCCTGCAAGGATGCAAGGTTCGATAAGTTCGGGCGGGTAGGTGGCGAAGTGAGCGCCGCTGTAAGGTTTTGTCGCAACCGTCCAAACGCTGCGCTTGTTCGCCATTTCGTAAGACTTTTCCAGCCCGCCGTGAGGTTGCAGTCCGCTTCCCTCGTTGTGATACTTGCCGTCAGTCCTGTCCCTTGTTCCCCAATCCTGCTTAACAGGGTCTTTGATGGATTGATGGTCGTAATAATATTTTGCCGATTTACTCAACAAGAAAATGTACTCATGCGACTTGGTGCAGCGGTCTGTCACCGATTCCGGCATCGGGTTTGGCTTGTGCCAGATGATGTCCTGACGGAGATACCAGCCATCAGCGCGCAGGGCGAATGCCAGCATCCACGGAATGCCGATCAGGTCTTTCTCTTTCAGACCATCAGGGCGCTTTCGCTGCCCTTGTAGAATTTGGCCGCCATTCTTCCGCGCCAGTTCTCCGGCGTGCTCCGGCCCGCTTTGCCGCTGGCGCGCCGCGTATGAGTCTCCGATGTTCACCCACAGCGTTCCATCCTCTGCCAGCACGTCGCGCACGCAGCGGAACACTTCAACCAAGTTGGCAATGAATGCGTCAGGCGTGGACTCCAACCCGATCTGGCCGTCATGCCCGTAATCCCTTAAGCCGAAGTAAGGCGGCGACGTAACGCACATTTGAACCTTGACCCCATCCACGGCCATCTGGCGCAGCGAGTCGCGGCAGTCTCCGAAATGAACAATGTTCGCGCTCATAGCCCGCCCTCGTTGATCTTGCAGACGCCGCAGAATAGGATCGTGGCGAGGATGGATAGCAGCAGGTAGATGGCGAGGTAGGTCATGCCGCCACCCGCATGTCGCTATGCACCGGGAATTCCAGCCGAACTTTCCCCGCAAATGCCGCTTGCACCGTTTCCAGATACTTCGATTTCTGCGCCTTGGTCATCAGGCTAGTTACCGGCATGAACTTCATTGCCGCGATCTTTTGCTCGTAGCTCAGCGTGTGCTTGATGGACAGGTCGTAGAACTCGCGGAACTCGGCATCCTCAGCACGCAGGATTGGCACGCCGTAATTGAGCTTGCAGAAGCATTTCCAGCCGAGTGCGTCGTACTCGCGCAACTCCCGCGCTAGTTGCCCGTACCATGCATGGCCGATGGAGTTCTGCGGCAGGCTGCGATCAACGCCCGCCTTCACGTTGAGGATGACGAAATGATGCTGCTCGTACTGCTGGCGTATGTCACCGAATGCGGTCGATAGCGATTCCGCGCTGTTGATGATGATCTCGCTCATGCCGCCACCATCGAACGAAACACCGCCAGCGCCCTAGCGTCATCGCAGATCGTTTCAGCGCGTACCCGGCCACCGCTCGCAGCCTCAACGAGCATCGCGTTGCGAAACGCCAGCGGAAAGCCATGCACGGCGCGGGAGATCGTGGCTTTGCTTAAGCCGGTTTTGCGAGCGAGTCGGCCAGCCGTGCCGTGTTCCTCTAGGTACAGGTCGAGCGGGATTGTGTTCATGCTGTCACCTCGTCTGCCCAATCCGTCCCAACCGACCCCGCGATCTGCACATCGACCTCGTAGCCGTCGCGCACCAGTCGCCGAGCCAGCACATACGCCGATGCTTGGCCGGTGAATGACGCATCGTTGTCGCCAGCAATCAGAACCCGCTTGACTCCGACAGGTGGAACCCACGCCTCTAGCAGCGTTGCGTTCGTTGCCGCCCATACGGGTTCCATAAAGCGCCGCGATGCCGCCAGCGCCGTTTCTATGCCCTCTGCGATGCCAATTGACAGCCCCGCCGTACCAAGCCGAACGCAGGACGATTGCAGCGGCTTACCGGCCATGAATTTCTTCACCTCGCTTACCGCTGCCTTGCGCCCGTCCTCGGTCAGATACGTCCGATGGATGGATGCGCCGTCGCCGTTTGGGTAGCGCATCAGCGCAATCATGGCCGGGTGCTTGCCGCCGTCCGAGTGCGATAGCGCGGGATGAAAGCGAAGATCGCCAGGTATAACGTCAATCCCAAGCCGACTGTTCAGGTAGCGCCACACTGGATCGCCCTTTGTGACTGGCTTGCTTGCCGCCCACACTTCTCGCAGCGCCCTAACCTTGCTTTCCTCTGTGCGCTCCTTCGTGATCGACCCGGCCTTGACCGTCCCAATCACGCGGTCAACCTCTTTCGCTGCTTGGGTGAAGTCCCACCCGAACACGCGCTCCAACAGGGTGAACCCGTCACCAGCGCCGCAATGCGAGCAGAACCACGTTCCCCGCCCTTCTTTGTCATCGAAGCGGTAACGGTCAACGCCGCCACATGCCGGGCATGGGCCGTGCTTGTCGCGCAGATGGATTTCGTCAATTCCGAGCGCCGCCAGAATCCCCGGCCAGCGCCCTACCGCATCGCTTGATGTGCGAGTTTTAAGCTGCTGCACGTTGCGCCTCCTTGGATTTGGCAAAACGGATTTGCAGGTGCTTGAGGAAGTTCTTCACCTCGTCGCCCGGTTCCATTGCGTGATCGTGCAAGCCTCGCGGCCACACGCCGAACCACTTGCGGTAGGTGTGCGAAACCCATCCGTCGCTGTAGCCCTTCGATGCAGCAATGGCGAGCAGTTGCGAATAAACCTCCTGCTTGTTGCCCTTGCGCTTCGTGATCTTGACCAGTTCGCCGTCGATGACTTCGATTTCGGATTTCGCTTTCAACTCAAACCCGCACGATGGACACTTCATGCCGTGGAACAGGTACGAACAGGACGGGCAATTCTTCGGCAGCTTTTCCTCTGCTGGCTTGCTTTCGCTGGCCTCTTTCGGTGAGCCGTCATCCAGTTCCAGCGCGAATTCGTCGGTCGGCAATCCAAGCCGCGTGACCGTGCCGGAATGGTCGAGGATCAACGCCCGTTCCTTCGTTGCGTGTGGGCGCAGCACCCTCCCGGCCATCTGGATATACCGCGTCAGGCTCTTGGTCGGACGGGCAAGAATCAGCGTTTTACAAGCCGGGAAGTCCCACCCTTCGCACAGGATTCCCACGTTGGAAATGATCCGAGTTTCGCCACTGGCGACCCGCGCAAGAATCGCCTGGCGCTCGTCATCATCGGTGTAGCAGTCGATGTGTTCAGCCTTCACGCCAGCGGCAACAAACTGTTCCGTGATGTGCTTGCTATGCGCAATATTCGATGCAAAGCAGACGGTCGGCGTGTCATCTGCCAGCCGGAACCAGTGCGCCACAATGTCGCCCACAAGTTCCGGTTTATCGACCGCCCTGCCAACGTCCGCGTCCGAATAATCCATGTCCCCGAAAGCGTTGCGGCTTTGCTTGATTCCCGACATATCCGGCTCGCTTGGCGCGTACACATCGCAATCGACAAGGTAGCCATCAGCGATCAATTCCGGGATCGTCGCAGCGATGACCAAGCGTTGAAATAGCGCCCCGCCTAGCTCGTCGTAATGCTTGCCAAGCCCCTTGGCGTATGGCGTTGCCGATAGCCCGATTACCGGCACGTTGGCCTCTGCAATCATTCGCTGAAATTCCTTCGATCCGGCCACCCCATGCGCCTCGTCGATCACCAGTAAATCGACCTGCGGCATACCCCGCCTTGCCACCGTTTGAATCGACGCAATCAGCACGTTTTCATACGTCCGGACAGTGTTCGCGCCTTGGATAATTCCGTGCTGGATTCGGGCTTTTCTGAATCGCCGCGAAGTCTGCTCCACGAGGTTGATTCGGTTGCACAGGAACCCCACGCGCTTGCCCTTTGCGATGGCTCCGCGAATGATAGCCATCCCGATTTCTGTTTTGCCCGACCCGGTTGGAGAGCAGAGGATTTGCCGCGTATCACCCCCACCCAAGCCAGCCCGAAGGTTTTGCACGGCCAAAAGTTGGTACGGTCGGAGGTCAAGGCTACTCATGGTTTGAAAACTCCTCACGTTGGCTTGGGCGCTTTTGGGGGGTTAAGAGAACCACCGTAGGTAGGTTCTCTGAAGATGAAGAAGAAGAAGAAGAAGAAGGGGTTAGGGCGAGGTTGGAAGCATGGTTATCCATTTGGTTAACCGTTTGCTTATCCTTTTGCTTAAGCAAATTCGGATTGCCGCCCATCTTTCCGGCCAGCGCCCGCGTGTTGCGGATATGCTCGTCTTTGACCATGCGGCGGGAGAAAATGCAGCCAGAGCTTGTCCGGCTAAACACCCCGGCATCCTCCAACTCGCCAAGTAACTTTTTCACGACGCCAGCGGATTCACCGACCAAGCGGGACAGTTGCGCCGCGTCGAAGCCCTTGCCGTTCACGGCCAAATAGCCGTATGGCTCGCACTCATGCATGATGCAAGTCATCTCAATCCACAGACCGCGAGCAGAGATAGAGCAGCTTTGCAAGGCTGAATCTTTGCGCCAGTCAGCCGGATAGAACTGGAATGACGGTCGCTTCATCGCTGCTGCTGTCCCGTTTGCGTCATGGCTTGATCTGTTTTCATTTGACCTGTCTCAATGTGCTGTTTCCAGCGCGGTCTATCGTTGTTATTCGGTGGGGCTTGTAATCCTGCTAATCAGGACAAAATAAAAAGGCATGAAACCGAAGCCCCATGCCTGTTACTTAGTTTTGCGTTGCGTTGCTCTTTTGGCGATGCCAGCCGGCCAATAGTCAGGCCGCAGCTCTGAAAGCGTCAGACGTGGTTCAGCATCAGACAGAGCGCGGCATAAAGCGGCGCCAGCCTTTTTGTGACCACCTGCAATTTGATAAAAATAAGCGACGCTGGAACCAACTTGCTCTGCCAACGCTGTGCGCTGGTCGGGTGTTGCTTCGCGGAGGTAGGTTTTCATGTCCATGCGCAGTACTTTACCAAATAGGTAAAGTGAGCGCAAGTAATTTCTTTACCGTTTTGGAAATGTCAATATTTGATAAAGTAGACCATCATGCCGCGCATGTTAAGCACTGAAATCCGACGAGAGAACGCAAGATGGCTTGCCACGCAATGCGGCGGCTCTGCGCGCTTTTCGGAAGCGATAGGCGCGTCAGAGTCCCGCGTGAGCCAGTTGATCGGCAAAGCGCCGTCAAAGAACATCGGGAGTGCTACGGCCAGGAAGATCGAAGCCGCGTTCGGAAAAACCGAAGGTTGGCTTGACCAGCCGAATGCTTGGGCGGCTGAAGAAAACCAGCCAGCAACAGAAGCGGCTGTGCTGGCTGGCGATGTTGCAAGGCTTGTTTTACTGTTCGGTCAATGCTCTGATGCTGGCCGGAAACAGATTCTAAGGATGGCAGAAAACGCCGAGAAACTGCTATAGCAGTTTGGGAAGTGGAATCTCACTTGCTTGATTTGCCGAATCTCTCGCAAATGCAAGTATTGCATTCTGATCTTCCTCTGTAGACCTACGGAAAGCGTCCAGTAACGCAGATTCTTTCCCATTTTTTGTTTGCACCCCGTCCCCCTTTGTAATTATTTCTGCTTGTGGTTCCAGTCAAACATCAACCTTCGGGGAACAAAGCCTGTACATGAATACAGCATAATGTTTGCCTCCGCCTCGGTCAAGATGCCGAGGTTACAACAATTTCCTGAATTCAACATCTTGCATAGCAACACCGTGTCACTATAACGGCACGGTGTAGCGACATAGAATTGCCGCCTCCCCTCTAAGGGCATCAGGCAATCATGCGGTTCATCAATCCTCTGTCTGTGCGTATGCCGTCAGACCTGAAAGACAGGATTGAGGCCGCTGCCGTGGTTGCGCACCGTTCAATCAACGCCGAGCTAGTAGCAAGGCTAGAAGATAGCTTCCGGCCTCCCCTGGCCGAAGTTCCTTCCGATGAGCTAGTGGCCGAGCTAGTCAGGCGTGGCGAGATTTCTGCCATAGAAGTGCGAACGGCGAACCCAAAAACCCCTTAGTAGTTCTACTTACCAACCGCGCCCGCGATTGCGGGTTTTTTTTCGTCTGCATATTTTTTTTGCAGATACTCTATCTTTTCGATAAATAAACCCTTGCGTTCTGTTTATCCTTTTGGTAAAGTACTCCTACGCGCTGACACACAGCGAACACAAGGGGGAACGAGATGGCGACAACTACTAGCTGGATTATCCGCAACAAAGAAACTGGCGCGGTCGTGATGGAAACCTTCGACAGCAAGACGGTCGCAGCGATCAACACGGCCAAGTACGAAGCCATCCCAATCATGGCGTACCTGCAAAGCCTGAATGCGCAGGTGCAAGCATGAACGCATACGAAACATTCCAACTTGGCGAGCGACTTGCACTAGCCAGCAATCCAGAACGTGAGCATCCGGACTACTACCTGCCTGCGGACGAAGATGACGAAGAAGTTGATACGGACTCCGGCGAATACATCGTTGCCACGCTCAAGCCTGCTGACCTGATCGACCACATCGACAACTTGCAGCGCGCGCTTGAACGGAGCTGCAACCGTTTTTACTGGCTTCAGTTATCCGCGCTTGAACTGGCGCGTCAGGCAGAACAGTCGCTTGATTACCGGCCAGCGTTCCGCAAAGCGATTGCCAATGTGTTCCTCAACGGAAGCGAGCCTCAACAGGCGGCAGACGGTGCGGACGCTGCTGATGCGCTGGCGAATCTGGAGCAGCAAGCATGAACGAACAAAAAGCGCGGGACAGGATTGCCGCCATATTGCGAGTGGCGACCAACGATGCAAAGAAAGAGGGCAGTCTGACACCGTTCATTGCGGGCTATGCGGCGGGACGTGTTTCAGAGCTGGCGAACACTAATGATTACTTGGGACTGTACACGGTAGCGCAGGACGTGATGGCAGAGCTTATTGCGCTGTGCGATCCCGCCAAGGTCGCCGCAATGTTCACAGCAAGCGCCGAAGCCGCTGATCTGCGCACGGCAGCAGAGGAAAACGGAGCATGACCGCCGACAGCCTCAGTTATTGGATGGTCGCGCTAGTCCTCGGGCTGGTCGGCGTTGCTGAATCGGTCGCTGATGCGGTCGCTAAATTGATCGGAGGGTGAGATGAGCAAATTTACGCCCGGCCCGTGGTACTGGAATGACCAAGACCAGATGGTCAGCGAAGTCTTGGAGGACATCGACTATTTTGGCCCGACACAAATAGTCATCATCGAGACAGACAGCGGAGTCTACCCGCCTCGCGGCCAAGACAGGAGGTTAATCGCTGCTGCGCCTGAATTGCTGGCTGCGCTGCAAGACTTCGCCCTGTATTTCCGGTCACGGCATTTTGATTGCATCGAACAATCCAATGCTTATGTACTCGCCATCGCAGCAATCGCCAAAGCCACAGGTGAGCAAGCATGACACACACAATCGTCAAGCAGCTTCGCAGCCGCGAATATGAGTACACCCGCAACATCCTCAACCCGCGCCGCGTGTACGTCAACCGGGATCACACCGACATTCGGCAGACGTTCGCCAGAGTGCGGGCAGAAATGGCGCGGCAGCAGCGGGTTGAGCAGCGGCTGGCCGAGATGGAGGCGTGAATGATTCGCTACCTCATACGGTACTGGAAACGGGGATTGCGCCGGATCTTCCGCGAATGGCACAGAGGGTTTCGGTGATGGGCGCGGATTGGCGGCAGCAAGAAGAATGCGAAATGAACCAATGGGAGAGTGAAATGGAATCGAACACCAAGATTTACGCGGCATTCGTGAAGGCGCAAAAAGGGTTTGCCCCTGCGCTCAAGACCAGCACGAACCCACATTTCAAGAGTCGCTATGCAGACCTAGCAGCTTGCGTTGAGGCGGTGCTTGACTCGCTCAACGCTAACGGTATCGGCCTTGTGCAAAAGACGCATCAGGACGAATCCGGCGTGACGGTCGAAACCTGCTTCATCCACGAATCAGGCGAGTCCATGAGCGGCGGCACGTTGCACGTTCCTGCGGCCAAGAACGACCCGCAAGGCTACGGCAGCGCACTTTCATATGCCCGCCGCTACAGCCTCATGGCAGCGTGCGGCATAGCGCCAGAAGATGACGATGGCAACGCGGCCAGCAAGCCACGCTCAACGCCAATGGCAGCGCCCACGCCAGCCAAATCGGTATCGCGTGACACGTTCGACAAACTCCCGCCAAGCGATCAGGACGAGCTACGCAATATCGCAATGGAGGTCGTCGCGCTGATGGTCAAGGGCGACGTTGCTGGCGCAGTCGCGTTCATTGACGAACAGGCATTAGACGCGGACAGCAAGGTTGGCTTGTGGAGCTTGCTGGATTCCGCGCAACGGGCAGCAATCAAGAAGCATCAGGAATCACTCAAACAACCACTTCAACAGGCGGCATAACATGGCATACGACAACACCAATACCGGCATCCTCTCACGCAACGAGCGCAAGGAAACAGACTCGCACCCAGACTTCACCGGCACGATTAACGTCGATGGCGTGGACTACTGGTTAAGCGGTTGGACGAAGGAAGGCAAACCCGGCGGCAAGATGGAAGGCAAGCGTTTCTTCTCGCTGTCGGTCAAACCCAAGGATGCCCAGGCAGCGCCCAAGCGCAAGCCGGAACCGGAGCCAGTCGGCGGTTCGTTCAATGACGATATTCCCTTCGCTGACCCGTTGCGTGGCCGTGCTGCGCTGATCGCCTAGCCATGAACCAGCGCGAGTTAGACCGGCTGGCACAGTCGCCAATCATCGAAGTGGCTGCGGCTGCTGCGGAGATCGTCATGCTGCGCAATCTGGTCTGCTCGCTGCTGTTTAAGCCGATGACAGAAGCAGAGTTCGCGGCGATCCGCGACGAGGCGCTTAAAACAATGAACAGGGAAGGTATATGAGTTCGTGGCTAATCGGCTTCGTCGGCGTGATCTACCTTGCCACGGCAGCGTTCTTTGTTGCCGAGGGCAAGCCGGGGATGGCGCTGACCTTTATCGGCTATTCGATTGCGAACGTGGGCTTGATTTGGGGGAGCAAATGAAGAACGAACACGAATATGCGGAGATTGACCGGCTAAAGGCTGCACAGAATGCGGCGACACATCAGCCAGCCGAACCCGACTTCGAGAAATGGCTAAGAACGGTTTGCTTCCAACGCCCCACGCCAGAAGCCTACGATTTAGCCAGAGACGCGTGGCAAGCCGCCCGCGCCGCACCTATCACGGCGCTGACTGATGAGCAGATTGTCCAAATCGCTGCTGACTGGACGAAATACGATGGGTTCTTTGACTTTGAGCGAAACGACTTCATCGGCTGTGTCCGAGCCATAGTCGAACGCGCACTGAAAGGAGAAGGGAAATGAGAACTGATCCCGACGCGCAAGCGATGCAAGCGGCGCTGGATGCGCTGAAGCTGAATTGCGGGAGGCAGACGGAAAGCCCTGCATCCAAGGCCATCGCTATCCTGCGCGAACGCCTTGCACAGCCTGCGCAGACGGATGATGAGCCGCTATTGCGCCGCTTACTGGCATTCCAGTACGCCGGAACTTTGCTGTACGCAGATGATGGCGAATTGCAAGACAACCGAGTATCACCGTTCATTGACTTCAAGCGGGACAGCTCTGTAGTCATACATAACAAAATGATCGAGCGCGGCATGAAGGCATACACCGCGTACTTCGCATCCATCACCACCCCGCCCGCAGCACAGCCTGCGCTTGAGCCGGTCGATCCAGCGCCCCATGACGCACAGAGCGCGGCAGCACCAGTTGTGGGCGAAGTGCAAGAGATGGCAACCGGAATCGCAGACTCACTGGAACGGGCGGCTTTGACCGCGCACGAAAAGCGAGACGTTTTCTTAGCGGGCTTTCTTTCCACGTCAGCATCGCAGGTAAAAGTATTAGCAAGAATCGCATCCCTCTCCCGCACATCGGACAAGCCAGCATTGGAGAAGGGCATCAGGATGGGACTGGAAGCAGCGGCGGGGTTGGTTGTTAGTCAAACCGCGCAGATTAGGTTTCAAAGTATTGACTGCTACAACTACGCATCGTATTGCTCAGGTGCTATCCGCGCACTCGACCCTGCCACCGTAGCAAAGGAGGGAAAATAATGGACACGAAACGATTGTGGGAATTGGCTGAAGCGGCGACTCCGGGCGAGTGGCGCTACGACTATGACTTTGGGGAATTGGTTAGCCAGAATGACTGCGTTTTCGCCACTTTTCAGGATCATCCAGACGCGACGGATACCGCCTTCATCGCAGCCGCCAATCCAGCCACTATCCTTGCGCTACTGGATAGGCTGGAAGCGGCAGAGACTCAACTGCGCCATGCAATGATGGCGGCAGATGCAGAGGCGCGGCGGGTGGACGAGTTGACGGCGATGTTGAGGGCGGCAGAGCAGGATGCGGCGCGGTATCGCTATATCCGGGACAACATGTGTAGCCGGTCTGAGCCGCCATACCTGCTCACGGAGTGGGAGGATTTGAGCGGCCTTGACTCCGAGATTGACAAGAGGATTGACGCTGCCAGGAGGGAAGGATGACTGACGAATTGATGACGCTGGACGATATTGCCGACCTCTATCAGGTCAAGCGGAAGTATGCAAGAGACATGATCGTCAAGCGTATTGGGTTCCCTGCTATCGTGCCGGGATCGTCAGACCGCTTTCCGCGCTGGCTGAGTTCGGATGTGCGGGATTATTTGAGGGGAAATCACGCGAAAACCCGCACGAATCCCGCATTTGGCGAAATTCATGCCTGACTTCGATTCCGGCTCCCGGCATTCCCATAGGTAAAGCATGGTACTGTTCGCCCTGTTACGCTCTATGCGGCATCGGTTGATTGTGGCAATATCTTCATATCTCCCCGCATTTTTCCCGCACACCGATCCCGCACAGATGGCCTACATCAGCAAGTACAAAGACAAGTGGCGCGTGCAGATCGAGCGCAACGGCTCCCGCACGAGCAAAGTGTTCGACACCAAGCGCGAAGCCCAACAGTGGGCGGTCGAGCAAGAATCGCAAGCCAAGCGCCTGCGGTCGTCATCTGGCATGACTTTTGCCGACGCTGTTCTCAAATACAAAACGGACGTTTCCAGCCAGAAAACAGGCGGCGTTTGGGAGATACGGCGACTCGATGCCATGCTTACCATGCCCATGTTCGATAACATGGCGCTTGCCGATATAGACTCGCCACATATTGCCCAATGGCGAGACTTGCGGGTCAAGACGGTCAGCGGCTCAACCGTGGTGCGCGAGGCTAATCTGTTGCGCAACGTGTTTAACGTCGCCCGCCTGGAATGGCGCAAGATCGACCGCAACCCGTTTGAAGGCGTGAAGCTGCCGCGTGAGAACGATGCCCGCGTGACCGTATGGCCGTGGCAGCTTATCAAGCGAGTTCTACGGGCGAAACGATCAGGCAAGACCGCCGAGGTACAGGCAGCGTTTCATATCGCCCTGCGGACGGGAATGCGGCTTGGGGAGGTCATGCGAGCGCCGGAGAACTTCGACAAGCGGGCAAGCGTGGTCAGGATCAAGACCAAGACCGAAGGCATGGCGAATATCCCGATTGGCCGGATCGCCGCCAAACTGCTAGACCGCCCTGCGTTCATCGTTGGCGCGAACGAAGCTAGCACGCTATTCACGACGCTATGCAAGGAACTGCTGATTAGCGGACTCACTTTTCACGACTCGCGGGCAACTGCGCTAACGCACCTTGCGCGTAAGGTTGACGTGATGACGCTGGCGAAAATCTCGCGGCATCGCAACCTCAATTTGCTGATGAACGTGTATTACAGGCCGAGCGCGTCGGACATTGCGGCTAAAATTTAAGCAGCGCGAACTAGGCCGCTTCCACCATACCCATATCAAAGCGCGTGCGCTGAATTTCCCCGTGCTTGATGTGGTACACAATCGCGTTCATATCCTTTTTACTGCGGTAGCCCTGCCCCGCGTGCCAAGCATCGGTTCCGGCTAGTGTTCGGTGCGTTTCAACCGTGCATCCAACATAGTCGCGGCGCGTCAAATGGTGAATATGCCCACAGTGCCAAACACGGTGATCCGTCACGCCCCAATCCGCTTTCCGATCCTCGGCCATGATTAGCGGCAGGTCTTGCGCCTTTGCGCCATGCCCATGATGCGACCCAATCAGGACGTTGCCAAACCTGTGATATTTGTATAGCCCTGCTCCAATATCAACAATCACACGCGGCTCGTTGTGGAAATAGAAGCTCATTGCCATTGCAAGCGCCAATGCTGCGTCGCGGTCATGGTTCCCGCGAACGTTCCACACATGGACGGTCTGGTGCTTGGCAAGCAGCTTCAGGACGCAACGAACCAGAGCCATTGCGCCGGAATGCAGCACCTTGCCAAAGCGGGTATCTACATCAAGTCTATTACCGTGCTCTGTCTCGTTGGTGCTGTCATTGCCATGCAAAAAATCACCGAGATTGATTAGGAGCGCATTCTCTGACGCTGGAGCTAACGAAACGAGGTGGTCAAACGCGCTTTCCAGCCGATGAACCGAAATCTTCGCATCATAGGCATCGCCTGTTTCGGTTGGATCGGCGTACATGCCATGATGCTGATCCCCGATTGGGTAGACCGTCAGCAGGTCGCTATTCACGAACTTGGGCGGGTTGATCTTTGGCGATCGTCCTTTGGCCTCCTGGCACAATTCCGTGACGAACTCCCGCATGATCTCTTCCATGCGCTCACGGTCTACGCTCGACTTCACCCACTGTCCCGCAGGCTTGCCCTCTGCGTTGTAGTACGTCGATATTCCCTTGACGGAATACCCGTCCGGGACAGGTCTAACCATATCGTGCTCGGGCGCATAGCCCATCTTCGCGGCTTTGCGCTTCAGCCCGACCATGGAATGACTAATTGAGGATGCATCAACGCCGAGCGCAATAGCCGCTTTACGATGACTGCCGTGCTTCTCTACCGCGTCGAGATACTCAGCTTGGCGTGGCGTGGCGTACTGCCGAAGGTCGGTCATGCGTGGCTCCGTAGCGTCATGGTCTGGATTTCGGAGCCTGTCGCTTCGTCCCATCGTCCGGCAATCTTGACTGCTTCCTTCAGCGATGCGCCCCTAGCCATTGCGCCGAGTGCGTAGGGACATCCGGAGCCGATTGCGTAATATTCTTCTTCGACGGGTATGGCTATCATTTCAGCGCCCCAAAATAGAATGCGCCCATCAGGAGTTAATTCGAGCGCGGAGAAGTTTGACGACTCGGCAAATGTTGGCTTGGCGTCGGGCGTCCTGCGCCATTCAATGAACCGCAATGCCTGCTCGTAGACGCCTGCAATGCCGATGACCGACCCGTTGATGCGGAACAGTTTCGTTACTCGAATAAGCGGCAGACCTGATGCCCGCTTATCCGCTGCCATGCCCTGCCGATTGCAAACGATGGTGGTCAATCAAATCTCCCAAGTCTGTGCGCACATGGCAGACGCTTCCTGCCCCGTCACGAAAAAATGCGCCTGATTGACCGCCCATAGCGCAGCGCATTCTTCGCCGGAATCGACAATCATGGCAAAGACGCTTGCAGGGAACAGCAGCAGCATGATCCACATGGCAGGCTCCTTATTTCGGCCATCCATCAATCATCGTTTGTCGGTCACTTGCGATTCGATCAGCTTGTTCTGCCATGTCTCGATATTCGAAGACGCACGAGAGGAAAACGTCTGCGAGGGCGTCGGCTCGGTCACTTGCGGCATCGGCGGGAAGCTCGGGCAGTCCGCGCTTGATGTTGGCAATGGTGTCGCGCAACCCGTCAGCAGACCGACGAGCGCCGGCAGCATCAGCGCGCAGCTTCGTTTCACGTTTGGCAGCAGCATTGCGAGCCTCATTGATTTGATTGGTCATGCGGGATTCTTTGCGGCGTGCTTGCGCCTGGAATATGGTCTGTGCGGTCAGCCATTCGGTGCGGACTTCGGACTGACCGGCTGAGTACGCTTTCCAATGGCTACCGGCTAACAGCACAAGCGCGAACAGGCCAGCAGCGGCGTAGGCGTAGAGGCTCACTTGTCGGCCACCGGCTTAGTGGTAACAAGCCGCAGGACGGCCATTAGAAGGCCGATCAGGGAGATGGCGACAGGATGATAAGCAGCGGGGATAAAGCCAGCCACAAGGCTGAAATGCGCCTCTACAGCGCCAAGGATGATCAGCGCATAGCTAACCAACATGGTCTTGCTTTTAAACGTCTTGATGAGCTTGTCCATATCAACCCTTTTCGATGAGTGATGCGACACGGTTAGCGCGGGAACCGACTTGCTGTGCATAGCGGGAATCAAGCAATTGGCGGGCAGCTTCGGCGTAGTCGCCCGACTTCAATGCAGCGAGCATCTTCGGGAAGCCGAGCAGTCGAGCGATGCCCAAGTTAAAAGTAAGATTGGCTAAGGCGCGGGCGCGTGGCTCGGACAGTTGCCGCCACCAAGGGAGAGACTTGTCTAGCTCTGCGCTGATGCGGTCAATGTCGCCACCAAGCAGCATGTAGGCCTCAGACTTCGTGATGCCGAGGTCTTGCACGTTGCGCCCGATGCCGATTGTCCACTTGCCGGATGTGCATTGATAAGCCTTGAGCCGCAGCCCTTCGTCGCGCTCCAAATCAGCCGTAAGAAGGTCGCGGTTCACTTATCGGCCTTGTGCGAGAGCGCCTCTTTAATCTCCCGCAGCGAATCCATGATCGGCTTGAGCGCGTCCTGCAATCGGTCGTAGCGGACGTATTCAGCGGATATTTTCACCTCCAACGATGACAGGTCGCGCCGCAAAGATTGCGTGGCTTCGTACAGCACGCGGGCGAACCAACCGAGAACGCCGACACAAGCGGTCAGCACGAACAGGCCGATGTGGGAGAGTTCCATAGTTGTCATTCGTAGAGGATGTTTGCGGAACCGGCGTCGAACGTATCAGCGCCTGCGGTTGTCAGTCGAATGCGGTCGAGCGTTGCGGATAGCGTTTTCGTCCCTGCCGCAATGGTCATGAACGCGCCGTTGCTATGGCCTAGCGTTCCGGTTATCGTCCAAAGGTTCGCGCCCATGTATTCAAACAGAACCGTGCCATGCACCACGTTCGCCGCGCTGTTCGTCAGGAAGTCCACGCCTGCGGTGAAGTTCTGCGTACTGGCAGCGGACGAAAGCGCCGTACTCGCGCCGAGATAGCCGGAGTTTTCAACGCCGCCAGCATCGCCTAATTGGATGCGCAGGTTAGCCGTGCCGGAAGTCGATACGCCGGACAGCATCAGGGTGATGCGCTTCACCCATGCCGGGATGCCGGTGAAGTCCACCTCTGTGCCGCTTGTGGTCGCCTTCGTTGTGTCGCTCTTGACCAGGGCGGTCAGAGTGTTGTCCGCGCCGCTGATCGTCTTGTTCGTCAGCGTGTCGGTCGTAGCCTTGCCGACTAGCGTATCGGTTGCGTCCGGTAGCGTAATCGTCCGGTCTACGGTCGGCTCACCGGCTGACAGTGTGGTTTCGTAAGCGTCGGCGGTCGTGCCTTCGAAGATGATCGACTTACCGGCAGCGAGTTCGACATTGCCAGCCGGTTGCGGTACGGCTTGATGATCTGCGCGAAGGATGGACAGGTTGACCGCTGACAGGCCGGAATCCAGTGCGCCGGAATCCAGCACCACGGTAATCGTGGTCAGCGAGGTATAGGCTGCGACAGAAATTACACCGTAGACCGTCCCGGCTGTCACCGTAAATTGCAACCTGCGGCCAACGTGGAATTCCGAGGTCTGGTCGCCAACCAAGGTAAATTGCGTCCCGCTAACGTAGGTCGGCGTGACGCCTGAAGCCTGCCATTGCGATGCTGAGGTGGTCGTATCGTTGATACCGGACACATCATCGAACGTGCGCTGGCTGGCGTTGTTTTCGTCGGTCAGGATGAATTTGTACGCTACGCCGGCAGTCAGCCAAATAGGGCTAGGCGGGAAGCCGTCAGCATCCAATTCAATCGGGTTGGCTTGCGCGGTCAGTCCGTCATCTGCCGTGAACGTTGATTGCAGGGTCGATGATCCGGCAACGTAGGTCAGGATTTTCCAGCCGGAAGCCGGAACGCCCGCATCCGTGACGGTCTGACAGTTGAATAATGGAGATAGCTTCGCCATGAATGCCCCTATTTCTGGATAACGATGATGCGGAAGGTTTGCGATGTGGCATCGACAGCAATGCCGCTGAAGTTCTTGGCGTAGACCGTGACCGTATTAATCGCAGTCACCGCGCCGGTAAAGATCAAGCCAGTCACATCAGCCGTAGGCGTGACGATGACCGCATCGCCGGAACGTGCGCCATTGACCGTGACCGTTAAGCCCGATTGCTGCTGCGCGATAATTGAGGGGAAATCAAGCGTTGCCTTGACGTTGAAGGCTTGTTTCCATGGCAGGCAGCTAAAGACCTGTTGGAACCAGTTGATCCATGTTCCCGACAGACCGCCCTCAGAGATGGGAGGCGCGTTGTTCATTGGCCTACATCCAAGGCAGCGCCCGACAGTGCAAACTTGACCGGATCAGTCATGCGAATCTTGAACACGAAATCCCGCGCCGTACCACATCGACGCCATATCACGCGGGTCTGGTATTTGCCGATCTTGCCCATGCTCGCCCAACGTTGATTGCCCCAAGTGCGCCCGTTGTCGCGTGAAATCTGCAACATGGCTTGCGGGTCGCTGCCCTGCCCTGATACCAAGCCCACGCCGGTTTCAAAGTCACATTGCAGCGCGTGAACCGTCAAATCCTTGAGATTGTTGAGAACGTGCTTGCTGATGATCTCGCGGGGAATCGCCGTGCCGTTATCGGTGTAAGTGTCGGCTTCCAACGTGTAGACATTGCCGCTGCTGTAATCCGATACTCGCGGCTTGTTGATGTAGTCGGCATGTATTTCGCCGATATGCCGCGCACCGGACAGACCTGATTGCAATTCGCTCCAAAGTCCGGTTAGTGAGTCGTACAGCCACGATTTACCCGCAGACTGGAAATTCAACTGCAACATGGGATGACCGCCGAGCATGTACGCGAATCCCGTACAGTCAGCCACCGCCGAATATCCGTTAATCAGATAGTCAACTTCGGGAGAACTAATCTTCTTGAGCGCATGACCGGCCAACATCATGACCTGTACTTGCCCCATAGAGTTACGGAACAGCCCCGCCACGCTGTCGTTGTACTTGCACAGCGACCAAGGCGCAGCCAAGCCCCATTCAAGCGTAGCGCCCCGCATATTCGAGTAAGGGAAATCCTGCCCGCCTGAGTTGCCCCAAAACTCCGTGGTGTTCTCGCCTGCCAGGATCAATTCGCCGTGGTCGGCCAGAATCCGCACCAGTCCATCAGGATTGCTTTCAGCGGTCGCATACTCCAAAGCATCCAGCGTTTTGAAGTCGTAAAGCGCGGTAATCTGAAACCGTCCATCGGCAAACGTCAGCACGCCGTACCCGTCCTGATAGGTCACATCAATCGGCACAGCTAAAAGGTTCGTCGTGACCTGCGCGAAGGCGTTGGAAGCTATCGTGTAGACCCACAGCGCCGCGCCATCGACAATCGCAATCTGCGTGCCATTGCTGCACAACTGCACCCGGCCAGTGGTCGTGCCAATCGTGCCGCGTGAAGTCTTGACCCCGGCGTTGTTCACCTCGTAGAACGTGCCGCGATGAACGCAATAGAGATAATCCCCGACAGGCAGCATTCCGCGAACAGGTGTGGCTCCAAACGAGAAAAACAGCGATGTGCCCGGCGTCCCGTAGAAATTTAGCTGGCTTTTATCGTCGGATGGCTCGGCGTAAAGGTTTAGATGCCGCTGCGCCGTGACCGTCTTGGACTTTCCTTCTTGCCCAAGCGCAAACAGAGGGTAAAGCGGCATGTGTTATCCTTGAAAAGCAAAAAGCCGCACAGGGCGGCTTCGGAGGAATTGTGGAATTTACGGATTACCAAATCTGGAAAGCTGTCATCGTCCTTATCGCCGTGGCGATAGTCGCCTTCATCAAAGGATTCACCGGGCGCTGATTGTTGGCGCAGTCTTGTAAGTTAGCTTCAACGCTTCGGTCAACGCATTTTCAACAGCCGGGTTTATTTGGCCGGTAAGCGCGTTCTTCGTGACGCTGCTATTTAGCAGCATGTTTGTTCCGCGCCCCGCAGCGGCTCCAGCAGCCAATCCCATAGGCCCGCCAAGACTTGCAGTAGCAAGCCCGGCCATAGCCCTCTGCATAGCCCCGTGCTGGCCTTCACGCGCCTTGACGAACTGTGCCGCAATGTCGGCAACTTCTTGGAGCGCCGGATTGTTGATGTTCGGCATATTGGCGAGCCGTGCGACGGATATTTCACCTTCCACGCCGTTCTTTGCCAGCTTCTCAAGTGAAAGCATGTTCCCGTATTGTTGGCGTGTTGTGGCAAACGCTGCCGCCTTTTCAGCCCCAAGTGAACGATCCAACGCGCCCATTAACGCCCGCTTTAATTCAAGCGCGTGAAATGCCTCCGGCGTCGGCCTGCGCCCGATGCGATCCAGTGTGCGCTTAATGTTGTATGCCGCTTGGCCGTCAATAACACCGTCCGCGCCCTTGGCTACTAACTCGTCAATCTGACCGCCAATTGCCTTGAGCGAGTCCGCACCAAGTTCCTTTTGCGCGGTATTGAACACGCTCGTCACATCATCAAGCAATTGCTTATCGAAGTTGACCACGTTGTTTCGCAAAGTCGCATCGAACTTGCCGCCGAGGTCATCGGATGCCTTGCGTAAGGCGAGCATCATATTGTCAGAGTCCTGCCCAAACAAACGAGTAGCCGCCTGCGTAAGTTGCCTATCCATCTTGGCCTCGGTCGCTGCCCTGCCGCTGAACGGGACATAATTTAACCCTGACGCAACCGCGTTCAATGGGCGGCTATTAACCAAGCGGTCGGCGGGGATGTCAATCCCCATTTCCTTTGCCCTGATAGCCAATGCCTTGACCTCTGGCGACAGTTCGCCGCCACGCAATGCCTTGCCAGCGGCTTGAAACGTCTTGCCGACACCGGCAGCGGCCACGGGAAGCCCGCCACCGATCATCGCGCCCAAGCCCGCATCTTGCGGACTAACCAGCCCTGCCGAAGCGCCGCCAGCCGTAGCGCCGCCGATTGCCCGAATACCTAGATCGCCAGCCCGCCCCATGAGGCTGTTAGCCACAGGAGCGCCGGTACGGAATCCGCTAGAAGCGACCGACTCAAGCAATTTGGCAGCTAATGGATTAGCTGCGGCAGATGCCGGTAGCACAGCGCGGGCTGTATTCGCAATTGCCCCGCCAGCGCCAGCCGTACCCGCGATCTCACCGCCGAGCTTGCCGCCTTGGTACATCAACGAGTCAGGCTCCGCGCCACGTTCGCGCATGAACTGATCCATCAAAGCCCTGCGGTCACGATTTGAATCCAGCGACAGCCCTTTGCCCGCCATCCAATCGTTGAACATATCGGCAGGAGCAAGCACCGTTGCGCCAATTGAGCCAGCGCCACGGATCAGGCCAGCAGCAAGGTTGCCAGCGCCCTGCTTAATGCCCTGCATAACGGTTGGCTCAGATGCGCCGCCAATCTGCTTTTGCAGTATTTGGAATGCTTGCTCCTTTGTCGCCCCATCAGGCCCGTTGACCGTGTACTTCTTTCCTTCTGGCGAAGTAAATTCAAAGGATGGCATTATTTTTCCTCAACAGTCCAGCCACTAGGCAACGAGGATGGAGCCGCCGCGCCGGGTTGATTCTGCCCGAGGTCTTGAACAATCATCTCAGGGCGCAATCCATACTCCTTTGCCCGCTGTTTGTAGCTGGCGTCAATCGACTTCTGCCCTTCCTGCGCGGCCTTGTAAATCTGATTCGTGATGTTCTTAAAATCCGCCGCTTGGCTCTTAGTCAGCACCTTGCCGCGCTGTAGCGTGTTGAAGTAATTGGTTGCCCGGTCAAACACGCCTGTAGCGGCCAAGGCCATGCCCAATTCAGACTCGCGCACGACTGAGCCAGGATCAAGCAGCTTCATGAATTTGGTCGCGCCGGCCAGCGTGGCAGCAGCCGATGTGGTTGCCTTATCCAAGGTCGCATTGATGGTGCGGTAAGCGTCGCTGACTTCTTTGAACCCCTTGGATTGCGCATTGAAGTCATCGGCCAGCTTCATTTCCGTATCGCGGTTGCCTTTGATCTTCGCGGCTTCAACGTTGGACGCAGCCACGGCGCGGGTTGCGCTTGCGTTCGCGTAGGATGCGCCAACCGCCCTTTTGTTGTTCTCGCTCGACGTTGCGTTGGATGCTACGGAGTCCGGCGTTTGCACTTTTTGCGTCGGAGCGCCGCCGACCATCTGCCCGAATGTCGGACTGTTCGGGTTCGTGTCCTTGAAGCTGATTTGCTGCCCGCTGTCGATCTTCTCCGGCTTCGGCGCAAAGATGGTGAACATCTGTTCCGGCGTGAGTTGCGATTTCAGCCCTTGCGCAATCCGCGCCCTAAGCTGCACGGGGTCATCAGGCAGGCTTGCAACGGACTTGTCAAACAGTTCGGCAGGCAATATACCCTGCTGCACAAGCGCCTGCCCTGCCTGAACAACCATATCCTTCGTCAGATTCGGCTCTTGCGATAATGCGCCCAATGCTCCCTGGTACATCTTGTAACGATCAGCGGCGAGTTTGAGCGTTTTTTCATCCATCTCAACCCGCGCTTTATCGCCCTTGGCAAAACTCTCTTGGATGCCGGGTAATTTGCTGCCGAAACCGCCCTGCGCCAAGCCGGAGAACAGTTTGCTCCGGTCGATCTTCCCATCTGCGCCGACCGCGCCAGCGTATAGCTGGTTCATCGCCTTTTCGTCAGCAAGTCCGCGTTCCTTCTCGCCAAACATCAAGTCCGCAAGCCGGTTCTGGCTCTGCGCTTGCTGCAATTGCGAAAACTGCGCGTATTGCGTAAGCGGGTTCTCAATCTGAATCGGCTTGATGCCGCCGTAAATCGAAGCGTCAATACCCATGATTTAATCTCCGTCCCATGCGCCAAGGTAATTGCCAGTAGTCGGTGCGCTACCCATTATCGGGTTGCGATTGCGCAGGATGTCCATGTATTGCTGCCCCTGGTACATGTTCAATCCTTGACCAATCGCGCCAGTGATCGCGTTCGATTGACCGATGGCCGAAGCTGCCCGAGCGTTGCCCATGCCGATCTGATTCTGGCTGATGTTGCTTGCCATGTTCTGACCGGCAGCGCCAACCTGACCAACAGCGGTTTGCCCGGTTCCAGAGAGTGCCGAGAGCCGGTTAAACTGGTTGCCCTGATTCGTCTGGAAGCGGTTAAAGGACTCGTTCGCCTTTGTGCTGCCGTAGTCATTGCCGAAGCGCGTTAGAGCCTTCAGCGTGGCTCCTGATAGGTTGCTGCCGCTTGCTGACGCTTGTCGCTCCAATCCCTTGCGGCCTTCGTCCAAGCCGAATTGCAGACCGCTGTTGTAGACCGGATCAGCGTTCATGTCCGACTGGCTGAAATTGCGCATCAGCGAGCCGTAATCCGAACCTTGCTGCTGTTGTGCCAGTTGCGCTTGGTACGCTGGATCGTTCGCTTGCGCTGCCCGGTAACGCTCGTCTAGCGTGGCCTTGGTCTGCATGGCTTGCGGGTCAGCGTTCCAATCCCGATTCATGCCCATGCCGTAGGCGGCAGCGTGCTCCGTGTTGAAGTCT